AACACGGTTTCATTGTTTATGTTAGGCACAACTATATTGAGAGAATGGTAATATGAGTAAAACGATTTATGCACACACTCCACCTTATACTAATGAGACGGTAGAATTTGAGAGATACACGAATGGCGTGACAATGCGAGAAGCTGCTGATATTAGTACTGTGGACTATAAGTTTAGTGAAGGTAAGTTGATTGATGAGTTCAAGCAATATATCGATGCCACATACAATCAGCACTATGCCAAAGACAAGTTTCAGGCGACTGAATTCATTGTTGACGGTGGTCATGGTACAGGTTTCTGCATTGGTAATGTTTTAAAATATGCGCAACGTTACGGTAAGAAAGGGACCGATAACGATGCTCGGAAAGATTTAATGAAGGTTTTGCATTATGCGCTTATTCAACTACACGTTCACGATAATAGTTAGTTTAGTTTTAGGCGGTTGTGCCTCAAGTGGTGTAACTAACACATATCGTTATGGTGCGGATGACTTTAAGTTCCTTGTAAAGGAATATGAGAATCTAAGCCCAAAGGTTAACTTTGTTTTGTTGAAGAACCAAGCTGAGTACAACTCTGCTCGTAAGAAAAAGTTAGGTGTAAAGTGGGATTCGGTGAGTGCGTTTACTCTATGGATTCCGTCAACGGGTGAGTGTACAGTTTATATTAAAGACCCTGAGTGGCAATGGGAACCAGAATTGATTGGGCATGAAGTTGCTCACTGTATCTGGGGAAGATACCACCAAGGTAAAAAAGGATTGAAACCATAATTATTGGAGCGGTAGTTCAGTTGGTTAGAATACCGGCCTGTCACGCCGGGGGTCGCGGGTTCGAGTCCCGTCCGCTCCGCCAACTTTATAGAAAGGATAGTTTATGAGAGGAAAGCATGTAATCAAGCACCGACGTGAAGGTGCACTCGAACGACTCAAAGGTTCTAAGTTCTTTGAGAAGACTAGTAAGAAAGGGGTTGCTCGAACTGAGCAACAATGGCAGAAGCGTAAGGATAATGAGATCGAGATTCTCGAAACTTATCTTGGTATTCGTCAACCCGCTAAGAAGAAAAGAGAGGAGATTATCCTCGACTAAATATCGGGGAGGTTCCAGAGCGGTCAAATGGATCAGACTGTAAATCTGACGCGAGAGCTTCGGTGGTTCGAATCCACCTCTCCCCACCATTTAGTCTTGAGATGACTCTAAACTCACTCTGGTCGTTACGCCCGTCACCTGAGTATGTGGAAAACTGCTCCTTTATTGTACGGGGATTAGCGCAGTCTGGTAGCGCATTCGCTTTGGGAGCGAAGGGTCGTAGGTTCAAATCCTACATTCCCGACCAAGGAATAAGGGTCTCATTCCCCTTACTAAATAACTGAATGAGTGGTGCCCAGTAGAGCAAACAGGTTTGGGGTGTCGCCAAGTGGTAAGGCAACGGGTTTTGATCCCGTCATTCGTAGGTTCGAGTCCTTCCACCCCAGCCAACTTTCTACGCGGGTGTAGCTCAGCTGGATAGAGCGTCGGTCTACGAAACCGAAGGTCATAGGTTCGACTCCTATCACCCGCGCCAGAAAGTATAAAAATTAACGAGGGATGGCAGAGCGGTTGAATGCACCAGTCTTGAAAACTGGCATACGTTAATAGCGTATCTAGGGTTCGAATCCCTATCCCTCGGCCATTTTTTTGTATAAATACATACAACTACCATCAACAGATACTATTACAATGAAATCTTTTAAAACATTCTTAGACGAAGGCGTAAACGATCCAGCAATCTTCAAGGCAATCTTTCTTGCGGGTGGGCCAGGTTCTGGTAAGTCATTCATCGTCGGTAAGACAGGTCTGACTTCTATGGGTTACAAGGTTGTCAACTCAGATGACGCATTCGAAGCTGCTATGAAGAAGGTTGATATGGATATGACTCCGGACAACATCTTCTCTCCGAAAGGACAAGAACTCCGTGGTAAGGCAAAGAAGCTTACAGGGAAAAGGGAAGAGCGTTATCTGAAAGGTCGTCTTGGTCTCGTAGTAGATGGTACTGGTAAAGACCCAGATAAAATTGCTGAACAGGCAAAGAAAGTAAAGGCCATGGGTTACGATGTCGCAATGATTTTCGTAAACACAGACCTTGATACTGCTATCAGCCGTGATGCAAAACGTGCTCGTACCCTAGGCGAGAAAGGTGTTACTGAGTATTGGAAAGCAGTACAACGCAATATCGGTAAGTTCCAACGTATGTTTGGTAAACCTAACTTCTTGGTTGTAGATAACTCTGAAGGTAAAGACTACGAGAAAGAAACTCTAACTGCATTCCGTGATGCTAAGAAGTTCACTGACAAACCTGTCTCTAAGAAGGCACAGAAGTGGATTGATGCAGAGAAGCAGGCGACCAAACGAGTTAAAAATAAATAACCATTTACCCTTGACAAGTCCTCATATTTTATAGTATAATTCCTTTCTAACTTGAAAAAGAGTATTTGAGAGGCTCTTATATTATGAAAAACCTACTATCTGTAGTATTATGCACGACCGTCCTTAGCGCCTGTTCGGGTGGCACTTCGGATTCCGCACCACAACCAGTGACGGTGGCGCCTCCGGCAGTACCAGAACCGACAGCACTTGAAATCTCCATTGGTGAACTCCGTGAGATTATGGACAGAACCTCACCAACAGGTTCCTATGAAGGATATATTCTCCCAGAGAGTGACGACTTCCTAAACATTCCCCAAGACCCCAGTAACCCAATCACCGCAGAGAAGGTAGCACTGGGACAGTTGATCTATCATGAGACTGGTATCACCGACGGCAACATCGCGGGTATGGAAGATACTTTCTCTTGTGCATCATGTCACAACGCACAGAACGGATTCAAGTCCGGTATTCGTCAAGGTATTGGCGAAGGTGGTGTCGGTTTTGATCATCGTATGATTGCTGAGGGTGTCAATCCCGAAGACATCGATGTACAACCCGTCACATCACCTACAGTACTGAACACTGCCTACCAAGAAGTCATGTTGTGGAATGGTCAGTTCGGTAACGTCATTGGTGGTATCGTCAATGTTGGTATTGATCCGGATCGTCACTTTACAGAAGGTACTCCCAAAGAGGCTAACCTACGTAGTCTCGCCGGTCTAGAAACACAGGCAGTTGCGGGACTTGGTGTTCACCGTATGAATGTGGAAGAGGGTTCTATCCTAACCACCAACGAGAAATATCAGATGATGTTCGAAGCGGCATATGGTACGTCACAACCGCACGATATGTTGGAAGCGGCATCTTTTGCAATTGCCGCATACGAGAGAACCATTCTCGCAAACCAAGCACCATTTCAAGACTTCCTACGAGGTGACGAAGAGGCATTGACCCTAGAAGAAGTAGAAGGTGCGAAAGTATTCTTCGGTAAAGGTCAGTGTGCCGGTTGTCATAACGGTCCCGCTCTTTCATCTCCTGTCGGTTCTCTTGCCAGTGAGATGTTTATGACACTTGGATTTCATGACCTAGATATATGGGATGACGTAGTTGGTGATGTAAACGAAGCGACCAAAGCGGGACGTGGTGGTTTTACGGGTGACGATATGGATAAGTTCGCGTTCAAAGTACCACCACTTTACAACCTTATAGATACTACTGTATTCGGTCATGGTGCGTCGTTCTCTAGTGTAGAAGATGTAGTACGATACAAAGTTGCCGCATCACCTCAACATCCTCAAGTAGAGATTGTTGATCTAGACTATAGGTTCACACCACTTGACTTGACTGAAGAAGAAATTGCTAACCTAGTTACGTTCTTAGAGACAAGTCTGTACGATCCTGAGTTGATGCGATACGTACCGGAAGAATTACCTAGTGGTTTGTGTGTCACTAATAATGATGAAGAATCACGACGTGACTTAGGATGCGACTAAATGTATTGCGGGTATAGCTCATTTGGTAGAGCGCAACCTTGCCAAGGTTGAGGCGGTCGGTTCAAACCCGACTACCCGCTCCAAATTAGATATATATAAATAAGGAAAAGTAAGATTTTGGGGTTATAGCTCAGTAGGGAGAGCGTCTGGTTTGCATCCAGAAGGTCGTGGGTTCGATTCCCTCTAACTCCACCAGTTTCCCCACACAGTACAGGGCTCGGTACACGAGATGAACAATGCGCCAACCATCGCGCACTAACTTAAAACTGCGATCTCTCAAAACGTGCATGTGAAAATGCCAAGCAGTTAGTTACGGTTCACCGACACATAAAGTACCCTTCGGAGCCCTGTACTTGTGGGGATTCTTATATGACTAGTATGGTAAAAATAGTCACGATTTACTATTGACAGATACGTTTTAATAACGTATAATACTAGTATTAAATTGATTAGGTTATATTATGTTTGAACATGTTCCTGTGGAATTGAATGAGATGACTGCCGTAACTACGGACACTGGTCGTCAATACGAAACTCCCGAAGGTATCACCTTACCTTCTATCACTACTGTACTCTCTATACTGTCTCGTGACTCCATTGCTAAATGGCGAGCACGTGTCGGTGAGAAAGAAGCAAACCGTGTCTCCTATCGCGCATCTACGCGTGGTACTGCGGTTCACGAAATCTGTGAACAGTATGTCAACAACGATCCAGACTATGACAAGTATATTGCCATCAACCCCGACAATGGGGAGACGAAGATGGCCAAACGTACACCGGATCTAATAGATTCTTTTCTAAAGATTAAACCAATTCTTGACGAACGTCTGACTACTGTCCATGCTCAAGAAGCACCACTGTACTCTACCCATTTGGGTGTTGCTGGTCGTGTGGATTGCGTAGGTGTCTTCGATGGCAAATTGTCTATCATTGACTACAAGACTTCGATGAAACCTAAACGCCTTGACTGGATTAAGAACTACTTCATGCAAGAGTCTGCCTATGCAATTATGTGGGAAGAACGCACTGGAATGCCTATCACCCAACTTGTGACGATTATCTCTGTTGACAACCATGAACCACAGGTGTTTATCGAACATCGTGATAATTGGGTGCGTCCTCTCCGCGAAACTATCGCTCAATATAACGAAGAAAATAGTTCAACTTCCCTTGACATATAAATAGTGTTATCGTACACTAACCACGTCAACTTACTAGGGAATTTGGTCAATGTTATCATTTAAGTCGTTCTTATCAGAAGAGGTCAATACGTCTGATCTTCCGGACGTATTCGGGGACCTTCCTGTTGAGAAAAAATCCGAAAACAGTAAGACCACAGTATTTGTTGTTCGGTCAGAAGACCGTCTCACGGACAGGGATGAGATCGCTCGTGATCTAAACCAAGCGGGTGTCAAGGCAGAAGTTCGTGAGAAGTCTGGGCAGTCAGTTGACCCTATATTCATTGATTCTGGTTTCGATACCAAAGTAGTTATTCTGGTAAAACCTAAGTCCGGTGGTATCGGTGAGACCACTCTAAACGCATCTATTACAGAACTGTTCCCTGCCATCGCGTGGGAAACGGGTTACACGATGACGACCAGTGTACAAGATTTCTATGATCACCTATTGAAACAGGACCCTAAAACTCTAACCTGTGTTCAACCGTCCGATGCTCAAGCGGCAATCGATACCATCCAGAAGGCGTCTGAATCTTCCAAGTTCACTGAGAAGATGTTGAACGCGATGGGCGTCTACAAGTATCTGCAAGAAGAAAACAAGAACAAATCAATCAAACAGGTCTATTGGGGATATCGTGCAAAACCTACGGGTGTTCCTAAGAACCATCCCGGCGATATCTTTATTGAGTTTACCGATGGTGCAATGTTGGGAGTATCGCTCAAAGCGGGTGGTAAGAAGACCAAAGAACCTAAACTCAACACCTACGTCAATCCTATCTTCACGTCCTTCAAGAAACAACGTAATGTAAGTGTCCTTCGCAGACAACTGCACACCGATGTCTATTCTAAGATACAAGGTATGCCACCTAGTGGTGCATATGACAAATCCAAGAAACGAGTTACTTCTGGACTACTAGTAAAGTTGAATCGTGATGACAGTGCCAAATATGAGGAACTGTACGACAAACACTTGGAGACATGTCGTAAGGCTGTCATTGACCTTTTCAATACAGATAAGGATAAGACTCTAGACTATATCCGGACAGAAATATTGAGGGACGCACCCGACGTTCCTACCAAAGTTATCAAAGCGGTAAAGGACGGTTTTGAAGAGATCACTTCGAATGATGAACTAGGTGTATTTTTGCCTATGGTAAAGTTCGTTCGTGCATATCCATCTACCACATCAAAACAGAATTGGTTCATTGAACTAAAGTCGAAAGACGATAATGTGACTATGGAGATGTCCATACGAACTAATAAAGCGGGTAACGCGGGTCAAAAGAAACTGGGACAATTTTTCAATTTAGCAGTCAAATATAATTCACTGAGTACATAATGGAAAACTTCGCAAACTTCATTACAGAGCAAAAGAATACGCATATGACTCACATCGAGGACAAAGTCCTGTACGGTGGAGTTTCTGGTACACGTGAAGCTATCAATGCGTTACGTGGTTTGCGAGACATGTTAGCGGGAAAGGGTGCGGGTAATGTATCTGTCAAATGGGACGGTGCGCCCGCAATCTTTTGCGGTATAGATCCAAGTGACGGAGAGTTCTTTGTGGCGAAGAAAGGTATCTTCAACAAGAACCCGAAGGTCTACAAGACCGACGCAGATATCGACGATGATACGTCGGGCGATCTGAACTCCAAGTTGAAGGATGCTCTCAAGTATCTACCAGACCTAGGTATCACGGGTGTTGTCCAAGGGGACTTCCTGTTTGGTAAGGGTGATGTCTCTACCAAGACCATCGATGGTCAGAAGTACAGTGTGTTTCATCCAAACACCATTGCATATGCAGTACCCTACGACCAAGCAAAAGAAGTACGTAGTGCTAAGATTGGTATCGTATGGCATACCACATATACTGGAAGTGACTTTGAGTCGATGAAGGCATCATACGGTGTGGACGTGTCGAAGTTTCGCAATTCTGTAAACGTATGGTCACAAGATGCGATGTTGACCGACGTGACTAATGCGACGATGAGTGAGCGCGAAACCAAATCAGTCAATGATCTACTGACACAAATCGGTCGTCTATTCAAACAGACATCTGCTACAACACTGAAGGCGCTAGAAGATGACCAGAACCTTGCACAGGCGATTGAGACTTACAACAACTCGTTTGTTCGTGCAGGAGCCTTACTCCCAGACTCAAGAAAGCATGTTACTGGACTGATAAGTAATAGACAAGCTTACTACACAAAAGAGATTGCAAGTAAGAAATCTCAACGTGGTAAGGACACTTGGGTTGCTAAGATGAAGGATGAGATGGAATTTTTCTCTTCCACAAACAAGGCAAACCTAATAAAAATGTTTGAATTGCAAAAATTGATTGTATTAGTAAAATTAAAACTTATAAATAGTTTGGACAAACTTAAATCGATTGATACTTTCGTGAAAACTTCTAATGGTTACAAAGTGACTGGTGAAGAAGGATACGTTGCAATTGATACACTTGGTGGTGATGCGGTGAAACTTGTTGACCGTATGGAATTTTCATACAACAACTTTTCATCTGATATATTAAAGGGTTGGGATTCAGCCCGTAGATAATATGGAATAAACCAATAGAGGATAAGTGACATGCTGTCATTTAAACAATTTGTGTCAGAGGTTCTCGACATGACACAACGTCGTAAACTCGCGTTACGAATGAAAAAGAACAAAGCAAAAATTGCCATTGCACGTAAGCGGTCCGAAAGGAAGATCGCGAATATGGACACGTTGAAGAAACGTGCTCGTAGACAAGCACGTAATGCAATGGTATCAAAATTGACCAAGGGTCAAGACAAAGGGGAGATGTCAGTTGCTCGTAAGAAAGAAATCGAGAAGAGACTAGACAGGCCCGCACTACAATCACGTATAGACCGTCAAGCAAAAAAACTTGTGAAGACTGTTCGTAAGCAAGAAATCGAACGCAAAAGAAACAAGAATAAAGGCGGCGATAAGAAGTGATTAAGAATTTTAGTCAATATCTTGTTGAAGAAGAACGCGAAGTCTATTTCACGTTTGGTCGTATGAATCCACCTACGGTGGGCCACGGCAAGGTAATGGATGCGTTAGCAATGAAGTCTGGGAAATCAGACTATAAAGTATTTGCGTCACAATCACAGGACGCAAAGAAGAATCCGCTATCGTACTCCGATAAAATCAAACATACTCGTAAGATGTTTCCGAAACATGCACGGAATATCATGGTGGATAAGTCGGTAAAGACCGCTATCAACGCCATGGTCGCACTGTATGACCAAGGTTATAAGTCAGTAACTATGGTTGTAGGTGACGACAGAATTACAGAATTCGATGTCCTGTTGAACAAGTACAATGGGACAAAGGCCAGACACGGTTTCTACAACTTCAAATCCATCAAAATAGTATCCGCCGGTAAGAGAGATCCGGATTCTGTTGGAGTTGAGGGCATGTCTGCCTCTAAGCAAAGAGAGAACGCATCGAAGAATGATTTCGTTGCATTTTCGCAAGGGGTTCCTAAGTCAATGTCTAACCCAGACACACGTAAGTTGTTCAACGACGTGCGTAGGGGTATGGGACTGAAGGAAGCCAGCGAATTCCGTAATCACATAGAACTAGAGACAGTATCCGAAACACGAGAGAAGTTCGTGCAGGGTGAGCTGTTTGAAGTTGGTGATATGGTAGTAATCAAAGAAAGTGATGAAGTTGCTACTATATCCGTCCTAGGCGCAAACTATGTTATCGTTGAGACTAACGATGGCAAGAAGATGCGCAAGTGGTTAGAGTCTGTGGAGTTGATCTCCGAAGACGTGACCCAAGGACAGCTCAATGATTTAGAAAAGTTCGGTGACCGTTTGTTGAAGAAGTTCAACATTGACATCGAATTTACACGACACTTCGCAGACCGTATGAACGATAAGAGAAATGACCCTGCTATCAAGGTCACAGAACTCCAACGGTTGTTTAAGAAGATCGCAAAGAATAAGGGCAAAGACGTAAAGAAACACGGAGATGCGGAAGCAGTATTGAAAGATATGCAGTCCGATCTAAATCTCCCTGTTGTGGTGAACTATAAGAACGGTGAGTTCGAAGTAGTGAACAAAACTATCATGCGTAAGAAAGACTTCAAGACATCGAGTCCTGAAATCAAGTACGAGTCACAGGACCCAGATATAAAGGATCGTGAAGGTACTCAACCATCGCGTTACCATAAGGGACTAGAAAAGTCGACCAAGGTCAAACGTGATGCACACTTCAAGAAACATGGTAAGAAGGCAGACGATGATGAGTCTGCATACAAACCAGCGCCTGGCGATACAACTGCCAAGACTAAACCATCCAAGTACACCAAGTCATTCAAGGACATGTACGACGAAGATTGTTGGGATGGGTACAAAGAAGTTGGTATGAAGAAAAAAGGGAACAAGATGGTCCCTAATTGTGTTGCAGAAGAAAATGAGTTGTTAGAAAACTGGGTGACCGACCTAATGCATAAGATCGGAGCCAAGACTATCAATAAGAATAAATACACTAAAGTTGCTCGTCACATCAAGAAAGAATTAGACTCAGGTAGGTATAAAGCAGGTTCTGCTGACTTTGCAGCTGCTGATACTGCCCGAAAGTTTGGACTGGATATCGATGTTAGAGTTCTTGCAAACATGATTAGGGAATTATAATGATTTCTTTTAAAAAATATCTTGAAGAAAAAAGATACGGCATGTATGATACCCTAGACCTTGATGAAGGTCCAGATGGTATTGCAGCGAAGTCAAAGAAGTCTGGTATATCATCGGACACTTTGCGTAAAGTATATAATAGAGGTGTTGCGGCATGGAAAACGGGTCACCGTCCAGGCACCACGCCACAACAATGGGGAATGGCAAGGGTTAACGCTTTCATCGTCAAGAAGAAGAAAGGCGGCCTAAACCATGACAAAGACTTAGCATAAAACTTAAAGGAATTTAGAACAAATGGCAAATCAAATTTTAGCGGGTGCGGTGTTTCATGCCGGTCAAGTAATTGCCGGTGTAGACGCAGACAACCCACCATACGTAGGACCAAAGATTCCATATATTTTGTTTGGTGGAAATTGGTCAGGCGACCCACACATAATGAATGCATTGACCGGAGAAACGACGGCTGTTCCAATCCCTACCAGTGGTACCGGAATTGACGGTACGGACGGTGTAGGACGCAGCCAACTTCATCTCGCTGACGGTATGGTAATTATGGTAGGTTACACTAGCATAACAGTTTATACCGATCTATCAGAAGTGGGTACCGTACTAGACCACCCGCCAGGCGGACTGGATAATGCATCCAACTTCGGTAATGATGTTCACGTCGTAGGTGACTACATTTATGTCGGAACGGCATTTGAAGATGGTCACCTAGGTACAATCCAAATTTATAACAAGAACACTTTACAGTGGCACTCTGAATTAAAACCAACAGGTTCTTGGTATAATGACTCTGGTGGATCTCTTGTATTCGGTAAATCCTTCACTGTTACTGAGGAAACTGATCTTTACCCACGTAGTCTTTGGGTAGGTGTGCCATATGATGACCAAGGAGGTTATCCAAACTCAGGTAAAGTATACAGATTCGCGTTAGGTGCTGATGGTTTACCAACTGGCCAACAAAACCAAGAAATCGGCGACGGTTACAGAGGCGCAGAATACGGTGCTTTCACTACTTCAGATGGTGAATATGTTGCATTTGGTTATGGTCCAGCAGGACCAGGCCACGTAAACTCTTCTCCAGACTCTCCATATAATGGTAAAATCAATCTAACAAACACCATATATGGACCTGGCGCCCTTGCACTAACATCGGGAATGACGGATTACTGGACAGACTCGTCTCTAGGATCCAACTATCCTTACCCACCAAATAATGACTTTGGTGGTCAAAGCAATAGACTTATAGTAACTGACGATTATGTCATAGTAGCTAACTCAAATCACAGTTCATCAACACACAACAATGCTAATGCGAATGGTGCAGCATACGGTGCGGTCTTTTTCTATGACAGATACGGTGCAAATAATAACTGGACAACAACGACTCCTGTTTACAGTTTCATTGCAGAAAACAATAGTCCTTCAATAGACGGTGTGGGTGCATGGTTAATAGAATGTGAAGGTAAACTTTACGTAGGTACTAGAACCGATGTCGCACTGGTATTTAACCTATCAGACATACAGGCAGTTCCTGCACAAATATCTCGCCCAACTGCGATTGCTGATAGTATTTGGCATTTAAGTTCGAACCATTCGGGACCAATCTTACTACCATCATCTATGATTCCACCACCACCACTACCACCAGCAAAATGGGTAGTTGTTGGTGTACCACGTGACAATGGCGAAATAGGTTCAGTCTATGTCTACGATGCCAGTGATCTATCCGCGCAACCAACCAAACTAACATCAGCTGATGGTTATGGAAGCGATAAGTTCGGTTACTCAGTTGCTTCTACTGACGATAAGATTGTTGTGGGTGTGCCAGGTGATGACGACGATGGTGTTAACTCTGGTTCAGTATACGTCTATGACGCTAACGATTTATCTGCTCTACCAACTAAACTAACAGCATTTGATGGTTCTGGTAGTGATACATTTGGATGGTCGGTGTCCGCTTTCGGTGATACAATTGTTGTTGGCGCAGTCTATGAGGGCCCAGCAGCTGCTGGAGCAGTATACGTTTATGATGCAAATGATCTATCTGCGCAACCAACCAAACTAACACCATTTGATGATGACACCTATGCACAATTCGGATTTTCAGTTTTTGCTACTGCCAACCAAATAGTCGTTAGTGCGAGAAAAGATGCTGATCTTGGAGCTGAATCTGGTTCAGTATACGTCTATGACGCTAACGATTTATCTGCTCTACCAACTAAACTAACCGCGTTTGATGGTGCTGCGTATGATGAGTTCGGTGAATCGGTTTCTGCAAATACCGATAAGGTCATTGTTGGAATGAGATATGACGACGACAACGGAGATAACTCTGGTACAGTATACGTTTATGATGCAAATGATCTATCTGCGCAACCAACCAAACTAACCGCGTTTGATGGTACTTCGGATGATAACTTCGGGATTACGGTTGCTACCACCTCTGATAAGATTATTGTGGGTGCTTGGTATGAAGGTGATGCGGGGTGGCCTGGACCTGGCTCAGTATACGTTTATGATGCAAATGATCTATCTGCTCAACCGACTAAACTATCTGCGTTTGATGGTGCTTCGGGTGATAAATTCGGAGGTTCTCTTGATGCTTTCCGTAATACTATTGTTGTTGGTGCCGAAGAGGACGACGACAATGGAGATCGAAGTGGTTCAGTCTATGTCTACGATGCCAGTGATCTATCTGCGCAACCAACCAAACTAACCGCGTTTGATGCTGGTGAATATGATACGTTCGGTGAATCGGTCGCAGTAGGATAACATGAAAAGGTTTACTGAAATAAGAGAAGCAAGGCGGTCTGCACAAGACCGTCTAAAATAAGGAATAAATATGAGTAAGACTAAGAAACCACGCAACAAAAAGATGTCTCAAGAGAAACGAGAAAGGTTGCAGTCTACTAGTTCTGAAAATAATAAGTTTAACATGACGGGGTCGCAAGGCCCCAGTCTTAAATTAAATAATACAAACCGCGCTCCATCTAAGGTATTTCGAGGCGCATCAAGAGGAAGTTAAAGTGAAAGATTTTTTTGAACTAAGAGAATCCGCAAATAAAGATAAGTTTGTGGTGAAGTACGCAATGTCAAAGAAAGGACCTATTCGTACGATGCCGTTTCACCTATTGACATACGCCGAGAAATTCCTTGCCGATAAGGAAAAGGAAGGATACAAGGGTATCATTTCTAAAAACGGCAAACCTGTAAAGGAGTCAGTTGAACTTGATGAAGCCGCAGATTTTGAAAAGATATCTAATGAACTCTTGAAACATAAGAAAAAGGGTATTGAGTTCGAGAAGGCCGCTGCATTCGCACGTGTTATGTTTATGAATTCCTCTTTAAGTGTACAGGATAAAGCATTCATGGGTTTGACTAAGTTGCTCAAGGATATGGACGACTTGGTAAAGAGGACCACTATTACTAAAATCCTAAAAGATAACGGATTCAGAGTGAAAGGTGGTAAACTTATGCGTGAAGGGTTAGAGGAATCAGTTCAGTCAGTAACTAATATTAAGTTCGACTACGGCGATACAGTACCAAATAATGCAAAACCATCTGAAATTGGTAGCCTAAAGCAAGATTGGAATACCGATAAAATGGCGGTAAGAAGTGCAGTTAAATCTCTAGGGGGTCTTGTCACGGATTCAGAGGCTCCTTCAAGATCAAATAAATTTGTAGGAAAATTATCTGTAGGAACTCGTGGTGATGCAAGCAAACTTAGTAATGGTGCAATTCAAAAAGCAGTAAAGAGTAAAGGCGCAGAGATTCAAAGTAACCAGTTCATGAAGGAATTTGTTGAACTTGAAGAAGGAGTCGAATTGATTGATGAAAACTACCGTATACTTGCAACTAAAGGAATGGGCGCAGAGACAAAGAACTCAATAAACGTTGGACGAGACGTTGATTACTATGACCCTAAGAATGGCGATAAGAGAATGGGTAAGATCACCAAGATGACCAAATCTGGTTATGTGGTCAAGGATGAAAAAGACGGTAAGTCTCGTACATTTGCTTTCCACGATCGCGCCAAAGCAAAGGCATTGCTTGCAAAATGAAAAAGTTTAAACAGTATGTAGAAGAAAGATGTTGTGAGGCGTGTAAGTCTCTAGATGAAGAGCTAGAACTGACCGAAGCAGAGTATCAAGGTAAGAAAGTTACTTTGAATAAACCTGTACGTGGTGGTTCTAAAAAGTTCTACGTATATACTACAGGCGAGAATGGTAATGTTGTCAAGGTTTCGTTTGGTGATCCAAACATGGAAATAAAAAGAGACAACCCTGCTCGTCGAAAAAGTTTCAGAGCCAGACATAATTGTTCTGACCCTGGCCCGAAGTGGAAAGCCCGATACTGGTCGTGCAAAGCTTGGTAATTGATTCGTATAAATAAGAAACGTAACCTTAACTAATAAGTCAACAGAGAATAATTACATTAAATTATATTAATTATATCAAATACGACTTATATAATTAACACTTAATGGGCTAATCGAAAATGGCAGATACTACCATATTACAAGAGCATGTGCAACGTGAAGAACAACGCCTCGCAAGAATCGAGGATAAGATAGACAAACTTTCCGATGCAATGATCGATCTAGCTCGTGCTGAAGAAAAACTTATAAACATTGAGAAGGCAAACTCACAACACTTTGAACGAATGAATAGATTTTCCATGCGTATGGATGATATAGAAGATTCGGTCCAAGAGCAAGGAAAGACCGTTAAAGTAATGCAATATATTATTACATTATCTGCGACCGTCTTTGCTGGTGTAGTCGTCAAAATGTTTTTTGACGCGTAAACTAACGGAGACTAATGATGTCAGATATCAATAAAATTATGGAGGCGTATTTGGGAATGGTCTCCGGAGAAAAAACTGTGGATGAAGCCAAGATCAGAGATAAAGGCGGAATTCAAGGTAAGGACGGTAAACGATATACTGTCCAGATGAACCAAGATAAAGGTAAGTTATCTTTCAAATTAACTAACGAATTTGGTGATTTCAAAACGGTTAGTGCTAAACAGATGGGTAAGCTTTTCGAAGAAGTAGAACTCGAAGAAGTGTCTGAGAAGAAACTTGATCCGGTAGACGATAAAGCAAATGATAAGAAGTTCGCTGATCGTAAGGACAAGGACATCGACAATGATGGTGATGTAGATTCTTCTGATGAATATCTACACAAGAAGCGTGCCGCAACGGATGACGCGATCGATGGTGGTAAGAAACCAGCGAAGAAAGAAGAAGTAGAGAAAGACGAAGAAGAGTCCGAAGAAGAACCAAAGGACAAGAAGAAGAAACCTTTCCCACCTAAAAAGAAAGATGATGACTCTGAAGAAGAACCAGATGCAGAACCAGAAGCAGATGGCGATTCTGATATCAAAAAGAATCCTAAAACTGCCGACAAGAAAGCAGAAATCTCTAAGATTGAAAGTGTAGAGTTCCGTTCTGCATTTGAAGAGATGTGGTCCGCATTCGCTGAAGCGGCTGACCCTAAGAAGGGTGCACTTGCTGGTGAAAAGCATGATGATCATTCATCCGAACATGACAAGAAAGTCATTGCGATGCATAAGAAGTCTGAGAAGAAAATCGAAGACAACGAAGAAGATAGTCATAATAAGACTTTCAAAGCGGGTGGTAAGGACATGAAACAATCCCCTGCTCGTAGCGGTGCAGATAATTTATCGAATGGTGATAAAACACCAGTCAAGTAATTGAATAGGTTATATTATTATGTTGGTCGATTATATTCTAAATCTTTTTCGTCAAGATCCGCCAAATCGAGTAGTTACTGAAAGGCACTGCATGGATCTTCGTCTGATCGAAGATATGACTAAATCGGAATTAGATAGGTTAGGTAAACTCCACGGCGTTAGATTAGATAAGCGTCGTAAGAAAGATGTCCTAGTTGCTAAATTGAAAGAAGCGGGGATCTATCGCGGATAGGTCCATGTCTTTTAAATATTATGTATTGACCAGTGGTAATCTAAGAACGTTACACCGTCAATTCAATACCCTAAAACCAAATGAGACCGTGGTCATAATAAACTCTCTGAATTCAGAGTATGTTGAACAGGCTGCGGATTTCTGCGCGTCTAACGATATAGAACATCATATAACCGAATCAGACGGCACACCATCGACAGGTAAAAACTCACTACTCGATAAGTTCCTAGAAAGCGACAACGAGTACATGGTACAGGTTGATGGTGATGATGTGATCACCCCCTACGGTAGAAACCTCTATCGTACCGTTGCGCTAAGTGACTCTCCACCGGACATGATATGTCTGGCGAATCAATTATCTGTTCAAACTCCACGAGAAGACTTCTTCGATCTGTTTTCGAAACAGGTAGATAGTAGATCCGTAAAAAAGGATCATTTCTTTATACCGATGAAGCATAAGTGTTCGTGGACACATGATTTGAAAACAAGACAGACGCGACACACATATATACCCAAAGTTAGGGAACATGATATACAAAAGATGATGCGTGATGGTATTGATGAGTCGATTGCTAGGCAATGGATGGAAAACCGCAAAGTTGCTGAGGATTACACGATAGACTACGGTGATATGTCTAACACGCTCAATCGACTTGTATTCTACTCGCGTACGTGCGCACAGTATACTAGGTTTAGTCCAGACCATCGAATCGGTGAGGACGCACTACAATACTACCAATTAAAGAAACTTGCATACGAAGGCGTGTTGGATATGCGAGTGAGGAACGAGAAACCCAAGTACTCATACTTGTACATGCAAGACACTGACAGCACAACTCGCCATGGAGAACTTAATCTTGACTGGATTCAGGATCTTATTGATAAACTAAATAAGATGGAAATGTACCCCAAAGGGTACAGATTACCGGAGTTCGAAGACCCATATTATGAAGTTGAATAGTAAAAATATCGTAGTCTATGCTGCAAAACATTACTACAACCCCACGCACATCGACGGGGAAGAGTTCTTTGATGATCTCAAACGATTCAAGTATGTAAAGAGACTGGTCAATCGATACCACCAGAGTGGAGACCTAGCAGAAAGACTCATCTTAAACCACCTTATAGTTATCTTCAATGTCTTTGGTTATGAAGCAGGGGTGGAGATGTTGGCGTTGAAAATACCTCTAGAACAGTGGCCGACTATCAAACCATTCCTTGTTTTTCTTCAGGCAATAAAAAATGATGACATTACAGGTATCGAAATGGATAAATACGTAATAGATAAATTGAGAGAAATAAGATGGGCATCCTAAAGTCAGCCGCAGATGTGGTCTATACAATTCGTTTTCTGAAACTACTCGTTACTAAGTTCGAGGAAACAGGTGCGTATAAAGCAGGTATCATTGATGCCGAGGGTAAGAAAAATCCGGATTTTGATATGGATAAGATGGCGAACCGTGATGCATACCGTGATAACTATACCTCGTTTCATCGTCTAGTATTTAATCTAAAGAAGATTATGGCCAAAGCGCCAGGCGGTTCTTCGTTGGTTGCTCGATATGGTGCTGCACTTGCATTGATCAAAGAACACGGAGACCTTTCAGACAGTCAATTGCAGAAGATACACGAATCGACAGGCGTGGACATCATGGACGTTCTTATGGAAGATTCTAAATGGTATGTCCTAGAAGACGGAAACGTAGGTCAGGGTATGTATCGTATGCGCAATGAGTCTCTAGTAGACACCGGAGAATCTTTAGTTCGCAAAGATGACCAAGTTCGTGTTTACGAAAATAATCTAAGATATGATATCTTAGGCATCTCAATTTTTGAAGGTACTCATCTACGGACGGGTAAACGTGTTCTATTTTCTGCTAATGAGATATCAAAATGAAGACTTACGAAGAGTTTATGAAACAGTTTGAGATGACAACGACGCAAGACGTTGTTGGTACTGGAGATAATCTAGACCAGACTGTTATTGTCCGAAAAAAGCATGACCGTAAAAAAAGACGCAAGGATGCTGAATCAGTTTTGCGCAGAATTTTTCCACAAAACTTTCAAAAAAAATCCTAATTTCCCCCTTTACAGACTAATCAAAATACTATATAATTCTACACAAGAATTAAGGAATATAGTATGAGACTGATTGACTGTGTCGATTTCAAAATCGTCATTTTAGAAACAACAAATGAAGATATTGAATCTATTCTTGGTGCCTACGACCCAGACCACGTTATCTTCGTGGCGATGAAGGGTTATGAGGGAGACAGTCTCCCTGTCGACAGATTCCTAGTAAAAAACCACACTGCCCCGTTTGATAATCATCTCTTATGGGAAGGCTTTCTTGACACTAAAGAGCAAGAGGACTACATCTTAGATAGGTGTCAAAGGTTCTGGACCACAGGTAAGGCAATGCTTATTGAGGACTATGAGTACCAGACAGACGAACCATTTTATGATTATAGTAAATAAGGGTTAGTGTGTCGGCGCTACTTAACAACCTGAAACCCAATTCAGATGTATATTCTGCAATGTCTACTATTGACAAGACCACTCTAAGCGAGTATAATATACGGTATTGTTCATACAAAGCAGGCACAGTATACGTTATAGTTGTATCTGAAGCCATAGACTCCACAATGGGAAGTAGGTGGAGTAGAGCAAAGGTACATTGTCGTGATAGGGGGGTTCATCTAGACGTGTCTATAGTAACACAGGAGCAGTATAGTAAGTGGGTCTATCATAATATTAGAAAAGACCCAAATTCAGCGGAGGAATGGTTACAGAGGTGGTACAAGGTAATAGATAAAGAACCACAAAGCGGTATGTGGTCAAAGGCAGCAGACAATATCTACTACTTAAAAAATATTAGCGACTACACGGCAATCGCGCCAAAAATACTTGAAAGCGGCTACCTCTCAATGAGGTAATCCAAATTGGATAAACTATGACAGTAGAAATTGATTATGATCGAGATAACTTGCTTACTGACTATGCAGTAGGTATGTTAAAAGATTTTTATATGATTGAGAGTGAACAGTCACCACAAGATGCATATGCTAGAGCATCAACAGCATGGTCGATGTACAAAGGACAACTAGATGAAGTACTTGCACGACGACTCTATGAGTATGTTTCTAAGAAGTGGTTTATGTTTGCTTCACCCGTACTGTCTAATGCTCCTTCCGATGAAGGTAAATCGAAGGGACTACCCATCTCATGTTTCCTCACATATGTACCAGATACTCTAGAAGGACTCATTGAGCATTCATCCGAACTAAGATGGTTATCTGTGATGGGTGGTGGTGTCGGTGGACACTGGGGAGACGTGCGTACGGTCTCTGACATTGCGCCTGGACCCATTCCGTTCATGCACACTGTAGATGCGGACATGATTGCGTATCGTCAGGGTAAGACACGTAAGGGGTCTTATGCGGCATACTTAGATGTGCATCATCCAGACATTGTAGAATTCCTAAATATCCGTATACCGACAGGTGACGTTCAACGGAAAGCTCTGAACATTCACAATGCTATAAATATCACAGATGAGTTTATGGCTGCGGTCTTAAACAATACAAATTTTGACTTGCGTGATCCGAAAGATGGTATAGTAAAAGAATCCATCAATGCACGTAAGTTGTGGGAACGAATCCTTGAGGTACGTTTCCGTACGGGTGAACCGTACTTGAATTTCATTGACACTGCGAATCGTGCACTCCCGATGCCACTAAAGGAAAAGGGTCTCAAGATTCACGGGTCAAACTTATGTAACGAGATTCACTTGCCGACAGGTCCAGACAGGACTGCGGTATGTTGTCTCTCATCACTCAATCTAGAATATTATGATGAGTGGAAAGATACCAACATCGTGCGAGATATTATTCGCATGTTGGATAATGTTCTTGAGTACTTTATCGAGAA